TCGCGCTGACTTCCCCAACAAGTCCCGGATCATGCACTATCTTCCTGGAGCGCCGGCCGGACGCTATGGGACAAACCATCTCGGCCAATTCTTTAATACCTATTGCGAGCCACCAATCAAGCCGATTAAGAAGCGAAGAAAGAACGATACGCAGCCATGGTTCGATTTCCTTGAGATGTTCATTCCTGAAGAAAGTGATAGGATTGAAGTGATGCGATGGTGTGCCACGCTGCTCGCGCGTCCGGCCATCCGCATGACCTATGGATTGCTCCTCGTTAGCGAAATGCAAGGCGTCGGGAAGGGAACACTTGGAGAGAAGATACTCGCACCACTGGTGGGTATCGACAACGTAAGCTTTCCGAGCGAACAGGATATTGTCGAGAGTCAATTCAATTCCTGGATTGCACATCGCCGTCTTGCTGTGGTTCACGAAATCTACCAGGGGCAAAGCTCGCGTGCCTACAATCGGGTTAAGAGTATCATCACCGATCATTATATTACGGTGAATAAGAAACACATGCCAACCTATGAAATCGAAAATTGGATGCATATCGTGGCATGCTCCAACTCGTTACGGGCTCTCAAGCTCGCGTTTGACGACCGGCGCTGGTATGTTCCTAGGATCACCGAGGAACAGCAAGGAATTGAATACTGGTTGGATTTAAACGAATGGCTGGAGAAACGGAACGGCCTGGAAATCATTCTCGCCTGGGCCAACGAATGGCTCCTCGATGCCCGTCCAGTAATGCCGGGAGCAAACGCGCCGGATAGCGCTGCGAAGCGCGAAATGATCGAGGAAAGCATGTCTCCAGGCATGGTTCTGGTGGCCGATCTTCTTGACCGCTGGAAGCTGGAGAACGAAGGAAAGCCGGGCGTTTTTACGACAGATATAGCCCTCGTAAACTACATCAAGAATGCCCTCTATAACGGCAAACATAATGATAGATTAGAACGTCCGGGAACCATCCGAAAGCTCGCGAAAACGCGTGGCTGGTTCATCGGAACCGAGCGAAGTCCGATCTTTACGGAGCACGGAGAGCGAGCCCGAATTTTAGCGACGAAGGAGGCGCTCTCAAAACGCCATCCGGAGGCTTTACGCGAAGAAGGATGGGAACCTCTTGAAATGCCGATGTAATATGGAAACTGATAGGACTTCCCACTTCCCATTTTTAGCCATTCCGGGTATTGCACCAACCCAACTCAGGGAAAGAGAGAGTAAGGTTAGGGTAACCCGGGGAATGGTCTAAAATGGGAAGTGGGAAGTGAAAACGAATCTCAGTTCGGTTCTTGGTTCCGTAAATTCAATGGAGAGTTCCCGATGGCTGAAGAAAGCATTTTACGAGAGCGGTTGCGGCGCGAGTGGCGTGGTCCTGGAGAGCTAGCATGGGTGGAGGCTGCGTCGGGGGGAACGGTCGGCCTTCCGGATGTTTTTATCCCATTGGGGTCTTGCCATGGCTATATGCCGGTGGAGTTGAAATGGTGGGAGGTGATACAATCCTTTGAGGGTCACGATTATATTTCGATGACGGCGCGACCGGCGCAAATCCGATTTCATCGTCTCGCGGCGGAAGCGAAGCAACGCACTGCTTTTCTCGCGTTGTTGAGTGACGATAAGATTGCTTTGTTGCCGGGGAAGAGGTTTCCTGGAGATGGACTTCATGGGAATAGCAGACTTGGATATAAAAAAGATACATCGAGAAAATCTGATGTGCTAAGAAATAAGCATTTGCTAAGAAAATCTATAGACGAAATGATAAAAGCAGGAGAGTGGCTTGATTACTTTCCATCGAAAAAAATCGATCTTGGAACTTGGTTGAAAGAAACTTTACTATACGAAGGATTCTGGAAAGGATGAAATCAGATGAAACAGATTGAAGGTGTTTTTCTCGTTTGGATACGCGGATTGTCCGCGACATATGCGGTGAAGGTTGATACAGAGCACAGCGTGATGCCTGCGAAGTCGCAGATTATTGGATCGCCTATCCCTCTCGATGAAATGGAGAGGCGTGGAACGATTGCGCAGTTGATGAAGGATCATCCGTGCCCGGTGGTGGATGACAATGAAAGTAAATGAAATTGTCGGATATGTTGATCTCGAAACGCTGAAGCCGAAACCGAAAGCTGAACCGATTGCGGATTGGTTTTGTTTCGCCGTGCGAGCGATGAGTGAAGAAAAGTTGGGAGCGGAGCTGGGTGAGACGGCTTATTATCCGAAGCGCTGGGCCTGGCATCGACGTCGGGTGCGAGGTGGTGGTCGCAAACGTGAGAAAAAATTCTATCCATTATTTCCTGGATATCTTTTCTACAATGGAAATCCAGAAGATGGAGCTGTGAAATGGATGTTCAGTGACAGGAGAGTTTTCGGTTTGGTGGGCAGAGAAGGCATTCCACATCGGCTCAGGAATACTGATATTCATCGGTTGAGGTTAGAGGAACTTAACAATTTTGATGGTTTCGAGGCTTCCTTGACCGAAGTTTTTTCCGTCAACGTTGGCGAACGGCTTCAGATCGTGAAAGGCGTTTTCTCCGGGGAAACCGCGTTAGTTCGGCGGATAGCGTTCGGCCGGGCTCTGGTGGAGATGGAGGGAACTGGCACGTTTGTGAAGTTTACTGTTTCCAAATTAGGCAAAATCAGCGAATAAATCGATCTAAGGACGAGCCGGAATACGCGCGAGGCTGAAAGATGCCTCCCCACGGCCCCAGAGAATAGTGAATGTGCTATTTCTCACTAAGACGAAGTGTGTCAAGTTTTTAGGTGATTTTTCTGATCGTGAGTTTATCAATAAAGACGAAGCGCATCATTTTGATAAATCAACTCAATGGGTAAACGCGGTCCTAAGCCTGGAAGCAGAGCTGGCGAAGCCTCTCCTAATAAGGGAGTGGAAACGCAAAACAGACAGCTCGCTCGTATTGAGGGACATCGCATCGCTTCTTCTCCGAATGCACCGCTTAAAGTGATGCTTCGTAATATGATGTTTTGGGTTGAACATTCCAATACGATCCAAGCGCAAGTTGAGCAAATGTTGCCTCAAATTACTGAGGCGATAAGAGCAGCCAATGGCAATCCTGCAGCGCTCGATGCTGTCAATGAAATGCTGGAGAAAGCGAAAACGCTGACGCGTGAGTTTCTTACAGCGCGTCACAATTCGCAAACATGCGCGGTCGATGCTGCTCCTTACATTCATCCGAAGCTCGCTAGCGTTTCGTTTAAGAAAGGTGGCGAAGCTCCGAAGGTTCTTATTGTTGAGACTGTCGTTCCCAGCTCTACTGGCTTAATAGGCGGCGATGATTCGAGACTAGAGGAAGTTCCTAAAACCAATGGCTCCGCGAAAATGAGCGCTGATAGCGAGCCTGATCGATCTTATCGTGATGGATATAAATCAGACAGAGTCCTCCCTGTCAGACGAGTGGGATGATTTCGATTTCAATGCCGAAGATGAATCTGATGATTCGATCAGAGAGAAAATTCAGTTTCATCGCCTTCGACTTTATCCGAAGCAGGATGAAGCGATCTTCTATCCTCGCGATATCAATGGCAATGAAGCCCGTTACAGCGTCATTGAAGCTGGAACGAAGACGGGCAAGACCGTAGGATGTATTTGTTGGCTATTCGAAGTAGCGTTGAATGGTCCACCGGGAAACTATTGGTGGGTAGCTCCAGTCTCAAGACAAGCTGCGATCGCTTTTCGACGCATGAAGAGCTTCTTCGGTCGCGAAGTGATGACTCCGCTACTAACACCGGTCCCAACAATAACATTGCCGGGTGGACAAGTAATATGGTTCTTATCAGGTGAAGACCCTGACAATCTCTATGGTGAAGATGTCTGGGCGGCAGTCATTGATGAAGCGAGCCGCTTGCGCGAAGAAGCCTGGCATGCAGTGCGCTCAACGCTTACAGCGACACGCGGCCCAATGCGTCTCATTGGAAATGTTAAAGGCAGAAAAAATTTCTTCTATAATATGGCCCGGCGCGCAGAGAGAGGCGAGCCGGGTTATTCGTATCACAAGATTGTGGCGGCAGATGCTGTTGCTGCAAAGGTCTTGGCTGCCGAGGAAATTGAAAGCGCGAAGCGCGATCTGCCTGAGCAGGTCTTCAAGGAGCTTTATCTTGCGGAAGCGAGTGATGATGGTGGCAATCCTTTTGGCTTGCAACATATCGAGAAAGTTCTACATCCGCTTTCTACAGCGCCGCCCGTCGCTTGGGGATGGGATCTCGCGAAGAAACACGACTTCACGGTGGGGATTGGTCTCGACATTAGTGGCCGGGTTTGTCGCTTTCATAGGTGGCAATTGCCATGGAAGGAAACGATCAAAAAGATACGTGCTATCACGATGCGCATTCCCGCGTATGTCGATAGCACCGGTGTAGGCGATCCGATCGTGGAGCATCTTCAGGATGATAATCCTGGTCACCGAATTGAAGAGTATCTCTTCACGCCGCAATCGAAGCAGAAGTTGATGGAAGGGCTTGCAGTCGCTATTCAGAATGAAGAGACATCCATCATTGGTCCGACGATCCACGGTGTGAAGCATGTGATGCAATTAGAAGCCGAAAGTTTTGAATATGTTCTTACACGAACTGGCGTTCGCTATTCTGCTCCTGAAGGATTTTTTGATGATTGCACTTGCGCTCATGCCTTGGCAGTTGCTGCGAAGTTCAATCTTCCACAGGCTCTGGTGATTTCGAATAGCGCCATCATCGCTTCCCGCCGGCCGGGAAGCAGGTCTGCGAGGGTATTTACATGATGCAGACGTCATCTGGAGTACAGCTCATGATTGGTGCTTGGTGTCTCGGATATACCATCGCTTTCGCGGGTGCAGTTACTGTTGTCGCTACACCCGTCATAGTCGGCGGTCTTGTCGCCGCGAGCGTCGCCGCGGCATTGGTAGATGCGCCTTGACTTTAGCTCTCGCCTTTCTCGGCTTTTATTTGATGATACTAGGTGCGATGAGTCTATTCTGGGGAGTCACAGGCCTTTGCGCGTATCATCGTGACATCAAGACGTATGAAGATTTTGAAATGAGTGAGGTCGCGTGATGGTGACTGGTATGGTAATGGAACAGCGAGCGCCTTATCCCGTAATTCTCGAAAAGCTCGTTTGGGCGTGTAAGTATCGACCCGGTTGGGAGTTCGTTCTAAATCACGAAGATCGCGGCCAAGGCTCAATTGGATTGACGCTCAACATTATCATCAAATGCCAGGATACATATCATCCGGAGACGCCCATCTTTATTCGGCATTCACATATTGTTCCGGCTGCTGCTTACGATGAGCGATCTTGGCGCCGATGGTTGTTTGAACGTATTCTTGAAGTGGAACGCCACGAGGCAGCAGAGTTTTTCCAGATCAGTGGCGTGCGCCCTTATGCGCCGAATCATGGTCCCGGGAATGATCCATACATCATTTTCGAGGAAGGAACATTACAGGAGAAGCGCACCAGTTATCTCGGCGTGCAGCGCTCCGGTGATGATCCTGAGACGGAAGGCGAGAGCGCTTGACCAAGAAGCAAAAGCGCATTCAACTTGAAAATGAGCTAAGGGCGATAGCAGCGGCGATTATGACATATCCGAAGCCAAAGCATAAAGTGAAGAAGCGCACCGCGAAGATCATTCCTTTCGCTGCCATTGAGGGTGGAAAGAAATCATTCAAGATTAGTGGTGAAGCTCTCGCGCATTCACGTCGTAAACCGCGCGAGACAGGCGCATCGATTATCGCAATTGATGAAGCGCGTCGAAAAGCTTGGCAACCTGCGAAGCCGCCGCCAGGTGCGCAAGTTCCATCAAATCATAAGATTGCCTTCGATAACGCTCTCATCGAGGTTAGTGCCTGGGGTGCAGCCACTGCCTTAAATGGCGCATTCAGTAACGGTGCCGCTTTTATCGGTTATCCGATCTTGAGCGAGTTGGCGCAGATCGCTGAATATCGCAAGATCATTTCTACGATAGCGACGCAGATGACGCGTAAGTTCATCAAGCTCTCATCCGCCAGTAAGGTGGACGATAAAAGCGAACGAATTAAGAAGCTCACCGATGCGATTGATTCGTTCAAGGTCAAGGACATCTTTCGGCGTGCTTGTGAAGTGGATGGCTTCTTCGGCAGAGCTCACATCTATCTTGATACTGGTAACGGTCATGATAGAGATGAGCTCAAGACCGATATTGGTAATGGCCGGAACGATCTTTCAAAAATGAAGGCCACTGAAGGTCAGAAACTTCGGCGCTTGAAAGTCGTTGAGCCGATCTGGACGTATCCCAGCCGCTATGACGCGAGTGATCCGCTTACAACGGATTGGTATAATCCTGAGACATGGTTTGTCCAGGGCAAGGAGCTACACCGATCGCGCCTTCTTCCTATGGTCGGTCGTGAAGTCCCGGACATGCTTAAGCCCGCTTATTCATTCGGTGGGCTCGCGATGACGCAGATGGCGATGCCATATGTGAATAATTGGCTTCGTACCCGGCAGTCGGTCGCCGATCTTATCTGGTCTTTCTCGACGTCGGGCATCTCGACGGACTTGAACACTTATCTCGCACCGGGAGCCGGAACCTCTCTCGACACGCGAATGGAATTGTTCAACAATTACCGCAATAATCGCGGCATTATGATCCTGAACAAGGAGACGGAGGAATTTTTCCAGCACAATACTCCGCTCGGAACACTGGATATGTTGCTCGCGCAGAGCCAGGAGCAGATGGCGTCCGTGGCTTCAATTCCTTTGATCTTTCTGCTCGGCATTTCGCCGCATGGCTTGAACGCAACAGCCGAGCCCGAAATCAAGGTGTTCTACGATAGCATCCATGCCTATCAGGAGCAATTTTATCGGCCGATGCTGACGGTGGTGTTGGATTTTATCCAGCTCGCGATCTGGGGTGTTGTTGATCAGGATATCATATTCGGATTTGAACCGCTCTTCTCGCTGGATGAGAAAGCCATCGCCGAAGTACAAAAGACGCGTGCGGAAACGGATGACTTGTTAATCAATGGCGGTATCCTTCATCCTGGCGAAGCGCGTAAGAGGATTGCATCTGATCCGGATAGCGAATATCCGGATATTGATGTGGGTGATATTCCGGAGCCTCCCGCAGAGGAGATTGGCGGCGAAAGCCTAGACCCTGGAAAGTCAAAAGATGAACCAAACGGCGATGTTCCTAAGCCGGCTGTTGGACCTTCACTTAACTGAATCAATTGAAAGGTTTAGCGGGATGAGCGACGAAAGACCGATCAGCAAGCACCTTCAGGTGATGCAACGTCGTAGGGAATTGATGATGAAGCGCGATGCGCGTCTCGACGCGTTGCTTGAGCGCCAGGATAAATTCGAGAGCACGTCTGATGTTGTCTTCCGCGCCTATGAAGGCGAGATGGAAAATGAAGAAGCCATCATGAAGGAGATGGAGGAAGATACCAACGAGATGCGCCGGAATATGTTGGAAGTGAAAGGAGAGCAGACCGCTGGCAATAAGGTCGCTAACTTTCCTGATAAAAAGACGGTCAATGATGGCACGTGATGAAGCCGTTAGATCGATTTTTGAATTGTCGATCGACAATGCTTTTATTCGTCACATTGAAAAACTCTTTGAGAGTTTCGCGAGCGATCTTGAACATGAACTTAAAGTTCCGAATGAAGAGCGACTTTCGTCCCGGTTGCCGAGCGCTCGGAAACGCTTTGAAGGCCGATTTGAAGTTGCCGTGAAGACCCATTATCAAATGATTGATCATTATCGAAAGAAATATGCCGATGCGTAATATTCTCGAAGCAACTCCGAATGCGCAGCGTATCGCAGCACGAAAGCGGCTCAAGGAAGGCTTGCGTACTAGCTCGTGCTTTTCATTGGCCGTCGCCGCTCATCTCGTGGGTGTTCGACGCGTTGGGAATAGGCTAGAGGTAGCGCCGCTGCCACCACTGACATTTCCGGAAGGCAATAAGACGGAGACATTTGTTGAACGCTCTTAGATATCTCGCTTGCTTGGTCATTGTCATTCTTGTCTGCTGGGCGCTTCATGGCCTTGGTGTTATGGCTGGGCCAATTTATGGGTTCGGTCTAGGCGAGTGAAAGTCCCGCGGCGTCAGCGAACACGAGTGTTACGTCCTCTCTATCCCAATGTTGGTGTGGAGATGGAATATCGTCGCAAGCTTGAGAAGCTTATCAATGTGATGCATAATTCGATCATGTGGTGGGTTCGCGCGAGCTTTAAGCAAAATGAGCCAGAGATGGCGATGGATGCGCGACCGGCTAGTGCACTACGGATCGTTATGAATAGGCTCGCATCGCGTTGGTTGAAGAAGTTTGATAAGGCCGCTATCGACCTGGCAAAGTATTTCACCGATGATGTTAAAGCGCGCACTGATGCGCGGATGAAGCGCTTGTTGAAGGATGCTGGCATTTCAGTTCCCTTTAAGATGACGGCTGCTCAAAAAGATATTGCGCAAGCGACGATCAATGCGAACGTCTCGCTGATAAAATCAATTCCGAAGCAATATCTGCTTCAAGTCGAAGGCATCGTAATGCGCTCGGTGCAACGTGGTGGCGATCTTCATCAGTTATCGAACGACCTGCAAAAACAATTCGGTGTTACGAAACGTCGCGCGGAGTTTATCGCGCATGATCAGAACAACAAGGCGACATCAGCCTTCACCGCAGCTCGTCAACGAGAATTAGGAATCACTGAGGCTATCTGGATGCATTCGCATGCCGGCAAGGAGCCGCGTCCTACGCATGTTAAGATGGACGGCAAGAAATATGATGTGATGAAGGGAATGTTTGATACAGCCGAAAAGCGATTTATTTTTCCAGGCGAGTTAATTAATTGTCGTTGCATTTCGCGTAGCGTCATTCCGGGGTTCTCATGAAGATATCTATCGCCCTTGCAATTCTCTTCTTAGGCGTCTGCGCTTTCGGAGCTGACCTAAAAATTCCGAAGCGACATCACCAATCTTCAGTCTTTCATCCTCCTTCGCCGCTTTGTGATCCCGCGACGTGCGCGACTTTGCCTTTGTCAATTGGTAAGACCCCTTTATCAGGTGAGAAGGATGCCAAGTGATGGGAATAGGAACACTTCTGCTGATCATTTTGATTCTTGTTCTACTCGGCGGGATACCAGTTTGGGGACCATTCGGCCCTGCGCCATATGGTTTTTATGGCACAGGATATTACGGTGGTGGCATTCTTGGATTGCTTATCATCGTGCTTCTTATTCTTCTGTTGATAGGAAGGATATGATGGAACATCACCATCATCATCATATTCATCTCTCGCTTCCACCGACGTCCGATGAGATACTGGCGAGGCTCGCGGATGTTAAAAACTCACTCGCCGATATTCTCATGAGGCTAGATATGATCGATCCAGTTGTTCAGGCTGCCATGAATGAAGCACGGCAAGCCAAGGATGTTCTTGTCGCGATGGACGCGGCTTTCAAGGGCATGGTCACGCAGATTGGCGTGCTGCAACAGACAGTCGCCAATCTTCAGGCCGGCGCTATTCTCACCGATGCCGACAAGACTGAGATCAGCACGCAGACCTCAGACCTGGCCACGGTCGTTTCGAATGCGCAGGCTGATATCACTGCCAACACCGGTCAGCAGACACCGACGCAGCAAGCGCAGGGCACTAATGATCCAGGCACGGCGCAAGGTGGTCCCGCGAGCGGCGGCGCATCGACGCAGACGTGATTCGCGAGTTGTGGATAGGGTTTCCGCCCTATCCACAACTCCTTATTGGAAGATTTGAAAAATGACTGTTACTGATATTGATCAAGCTCGTGTTGCAAAGGGCGATCTTGAAACGGCGCGTGAGATAGAAGCTGATATGCGCATCGCTCTTATTACTCCGATAGAAGTTTTACAACGCGCTCGCTCCGCCGGCTTGCACGCAGATTTCGCCATTGGCCTTGATAGCTTCGGCCGTTATTCCATCCAGAAGATTTCAATTGTGAAGCCTTTAGTTTAATGCTTATTCGCCGCATAGCGCTCGACAAAGCCCTGGCGTTCGATCCGCCGAAGTCTCCGGCGCAGAAGCGTTTGATGGAGGCGGCTGCACACACTCCAGGCGGTTATGGTGGTGTATCACAGAAGGTTGGCAAGGAGTTTGTTGGTGAGGATCAACTTGCGCCAAATGCCGGTGCTGGCGTTCAATTTCGGACGCCTCTAGGAAAGATGCTGTTTTTGCGTCGCTCTAAGACTGCTCAAGATCATCCCGGAACTTGGGCGTGGCCGGGCGGAGGCAGAGAAGGTGATGAAACGCCACAGGAAACTGCAAGGCGCGAAACGGAAGAAGAGATTGGCCACGCGCCGAAAGAAGAATTTTATAATGTCGATCACGAAAAGGATGATGAAAAATCATTCACGACATTTGGTCAATCGGTTCCAGACATTTTCGAACCAAAGCTGAATGATGAGCATGACGCCTATGACTGGCGTGGTCTCGATGAGCTCCCCTCCCCTCTCCATCCTGGCGTTGCGCGAACG